AAGATAGGGCCTTCCATTTTGATCTACCCAGTCATTAACATTAGTTACTCTTAAAGCAATCTTTTTGATTTTATTGACTGCCTCAATTCGTTTTTCTGCTTGTTCAGCTATTGTTACAATTTGATCGCTTGCCAATGCTGGAAGATCGCCATTATGCTGGATTGTCATTTCTTTCTCTTCCATATTATTCCTCCAATCGCTTAAAATTTGTTTTCCAATATTGGCTTGTTTCAACGGTAAATCCTTTACGCTCTACCCATTTTCCAGTTACAAGCCAATTTCCAATAACCACTTTTTCTTGTTCCTTAAATTTAATCTTGATCTCCTTGTCAAGTTTATCATATTCCGATTTCAAAGGCTTGAGTTCAAAATATCGCTTAAGTTTTTCTTCAAGTTCTGGATCAGTTTCAATCTCAAGAGCATCCCTTTTGATCTCCGGCAAACATACGTGCTGGAAAGGGCATTCGCCACATATTTCCTCATCATAAGGTATGTAATCGGGCAAAGTTTCGTTTGCTACATGCTCATTTATTGCCTCAGCCTTCTTTAGGAGCTTTTCTCCTAGGTCATAATCAAGGGGCATAGGGATTTCTTTTAGTTCGCCCGTAACCTTATTTTTAAAGAGGAAAAGCCCCTCTTCTTTATTATCCATCAAGAGATAAATTGTCATTTGAGCGGGATATTTTCTGAGATAATGATATTTACCATGGTAAAGGTCCTGGATATTGTTGAGCGCTTGAAAAATAAAAGGGCTTGCCGATTTAATTTCAAGGGGCACGACTTTACCATTAATCACTATCTTCGCATCAATATGTCCGGTAATCTGATATTCACGCCATTCATAACCCCTTTGTGGTTCAATAACTTGGATACCAGCATCCATGAGGTCACGTATTACAGCACTTTCATGTAGATTGCCTTCATCGAAAATGCTCTGTAGCCGTACATCATGCAGTTTTTTTTCTTGCCACCGAGTTCTTTGTAAAACGAGGTAACGTAGACATTCATGGCCTAAATCCGAAGCTCTATTACTCCTTACCGGCCACTGCTTTATACGGCTTCTCTTTAGCTCTTCTATTTTTTCTACTATCATTATTCTCCTCTTTATGCGGGCAATTTTTTAAACATCTAAATGACTTTCTCTGCTGCCTCGCAATACATTGCCTTTTGCTTATGATATGCCCCTTCTTGGGGCAACAAATTAAATGGGGGCTCATTTTTTCCAGTTGTAGAATACCCTGATTAGCTCAGGATGCTCAAGTTTATTTATTCGATGGTTCGCTGCCCTCCAGTTATTTTCCTGCCTCTCAAGGGCTATTTGCTGCGTAGTTAGCGCATAGGCTAAGCCTAGAAGGATAAACACTGCGAAGATGAGTTTTAGGGCTTGAGAGAGCATTTTTTTACCCTCCTTTCCCTTGGGGCAGGTAGAGGGTATACCTGCCCCTTTGCTTATAGCAGGGCTAGGGTAGCCCGTAGAAAGAGTATGCGAAGATAACGTTAATTAATCCATCCACATTTAGGACAAACCCATTCTTTTTCAGGATTTGCCTTATCTATCAAGGTCATAAATATCTCGCATTTTTGACAATGCGGGATTTCAAGAAATTTTTTTTCTGGCATAATAATCCCTTTTTTATTCTAATGATTTATATTGTAATTATTTAAAATTGTTTTTTAAACCCTCCTCTATTTGGTTTACGTTGATACGCTTGCCTTGCCCCTCTTTCGTCCTCGTAAGGCTGTGGTCGGGGCTAGACCGTATGTTTAATCTCTAATTTTCACCATTGCCCGAGCTTTCGCCCTGAGCACGGGAGGGAAAAGAGATTAATTGCTTTTTGTAGTATTTAATTTGACTTTTTGCTTTTTTAATATCAAGGCGAATATGTTTCTTTTGAAGTTCTTCCCACCCTGGAACCCATCTATCAAAATTGATACTGTCATCAAGATACCATTCCCAATATTTTAATCTCGCTTTTGTTCTAGTCAATCTGTCTTTGCTGCAACATCCACAACCAACACAGATTTCACCAAAACTCCATAAGGTGGCATAGCAACTCTTTCTAGCGGGAATATCAATATAGCTATTCATACTCTTTCCTGCGGCATATTTCTTTCTTTCCACCTTATATCCCTCATTATATCCATGATTTTTCTTTCCACAAGTTGCATAACGTTAAAGATTCTGCCAACTTTATCCGTTCCTGGTGTCTCTAGGCTTTCTTCTACTATAAGCTCTACTATTTTGTCTATCCTATTCATCTGGCATATTAGTTTCTTTACACTTCCTCGCCCTCTCGTAGACCTCATCAATAAGGATATCCATCGCCTCGTCTAACTCTTGAGCGTCCATAGGAGCAAAGAGGGCCCGGAGAGAATTAATCTGATTTTCATTTAGATGAGCCATGATTTATCACATTGACTGTAACAGGTAAATTACGACAAATCCTATAAGCACCCAAGGAATAAGGAGTCTCACAATTTCTAAATTAGTCATATGCTGACTTTCGTTGTTTGATTGAAGGTCTTCCGATACTGCCAACGCCGATTGAAGTGCTTGGCGTTGATAGTACAGATTTTCTCGATTTGTTTAACAGGAAGGAAGGTAGCGTCCAGAATGGCTACCTTGCGGGAATTGTGGAGGTATGGATAACCTCCATCTTTTGACTCAAAGAAATCAATGTAGAATCTTTCTTCCATGGTGTTTAGATGATAGTACAAATTGTCCTACTATGCAAGTACGAAAATAACCGATAATAGCTGATAAGAGGCAATTTATTGCTTATTATTGGCTTATTGCTTTTAATTTCTTAAAATATTAAAGATTATCTAATGATTGCTCAATATGGCGATGGATAATTATGAACTTTTAGAAAAGCGCTTTGGAAATCACACCAAGGTTGCCCAAAGGCTTAGGATCACTCCTCGGCATTACCGTAGGATCCGAAATGGGCAACTCAAACCATCCAAACCCTTGGCCAGCCTAATTCAGCTTATTGTTAGAGACATAGAGGCCCAGAATCCTAACCTACTTTATCCTGATAACCCCACACCTAGTAGGAAAGAAATAAAGAGGCTGTTTAATCTGTTTAAAGGAGGGAGAAAATGACAGATTGGAAAAGAATCCACAATTTTAAAGACTATGATTTAGACGTAGACGTCTCCATCGGTATGTGGCCTAGTGATAAATATGTTTATTTCACGGTCGAGCCGCTAGACCCAGAGGATTACCTGACTGATCAGAGCATCGAGTTCAAATTATCAATAGATAGACTTGGGCTCATCCTGAACGAGGCCGAGAGGATATCTTTACAAAGAAAGCCCTATAAATGGGAAGCAAGGAAATACAGTGCGATTAGGTAGGAAGTTCTAAGTGATTATAAAATGTAAAAAGTGCGAAAAAATCTTTGAAGGCAATAGTATCCTTTGCCGTTATATTGTCAATGCTATAAAAACGGGAAGAGGCCAGCTTTGTTAACGGATTGGCGATATACTAATATATGTCAAAACTGCGGAAAGCCAAGGCTCCCATGAAGAGAATACAAGGGAGACTTTCCATATATTATACTGTTGAAAGGAGAAATTTTATGAAAGTATTATGTCCTACATGCGGAGGCAAGGGAACAATCAATGATCCTGTTCCTCAAGGTTCTATGGCTTATTGTGGACCTAATGGTGAATCTTGGCCGCAAATTATATGTCAAACTTGCGGTGGCACTGGATGGGTAGAAGAAATTTCTTCTCCTTCAAGGAAAGTATCAGAATGAAACTCGGTACACAAATTAAATTCAGAGATGGGCGTGTCGGTACTGTCGTTTACAATAGCTTGATAGGTGTAGGGATTAAATGGGGATTACATGATCCCGACCCTGTTGATTTTGAAGGTACGGATGGCAATACCGTTTCCGATGGCTCCCCAGATGATTGGGAATGGGAACCAGACGCATTGTTGCGGGAACCATGGGATGGATGCGAAAGCTATGGTTTTACCAGAGAACAATGTGTTGGTATTGATTATGAAATTATTCGTATTGGTCTTGTGGAATAATGCTGGCCCCGTAAGGATAAGCGCAAGCGAAGAGATAGTTGTATATGACTATCACCAGCTTATTCCACATAACTTATGGAGAAACTAATGGATAAGAATATGCGGGATTTTGTCAAGAAAATAGCTTCTAAGTATATTTGTCCAATTACAGGTATGGCATCTACGATATATGAAATTAATGCTGTAAAATCATGAACGGCCTTTGGATATCAGCTATTAAAAGAATGGCAGGCAGCCCAACAAGGAGATTTAACGGTTAGCCTATGTCCTATAAATGATCATGA